GCTGACGATGAAACCCATCGACGTGCAGTTCCTGGAATCGATCATGGAGAACGACACGGAGATCGCCAATTTCTTCGGGGTGCCGCTGTACAAGCTGAACCAGGGGAAGCAGAGCTACCAGAGCAACGAGCAGCAGAACCTGGATTATCTTAATACGACTCTGGATCCCTACCTAGTGCAGTGGGAACAGGCGGCGGCACTGAAATGGCTGAGCGAGGAAGAGCAGAACACCATTTATCTGAGGTTTAACCGGGACGCGCTGCTGCGAACGGACGCAAAGACACGGAGCGAGACGCTGGAGAAGCGCATTTTTAGCGGGCAATTGACGCCGAACGAGGCGCGGCAGATCGAGGACATGAGCGCATACGCGGGCGGCGACAGGCACTATGTGCCGGCGAACATGGTTGCCGTGGGCAATAATGCCGTGGGCAGCAGCGTCGGAGCTGCCGGGAATAATACAGCAGGAGGTAACGATGCCAGCAATCAGGCCGCATGAGACGGCGACGGACACGGAATCAAGCTGGGATGGACCGGGGGAAGTGGCGGCCGCACCGGAGGAAGAGGCAGTTTTACGCTACATGCACGCCTGGGTTGATGCGGAGGCTGATCCTAATACCAAGACCGCGTACAAGTTTCCCCACCACAAGGCGGGGAGCGATACGGCGGCAGTGATCGCCGGGGTGAACAACGCCCTGGCCAGGCTGAGCCAGGCGGACATACCAGCGGGAGACCGAGCCGGGGTGGAGGCGCATTTGAGGAGCCACCGCGAGGACGCGGGGCTGGAAGATGAGACGGGATCGGAAGACGGAGCGGGAGCGGAAGACCGGGCCGGGCATGCGCCGATCAGGTGTTTCGAGGGCACAGCCAAGCCGCACGAGCCATTCTGGCGGTGGACGAACAAAGTCGAAAGCGATGCAGGGGACGACGCTGCGCCATCTGGTGAAACAGACGAGGCGCAGCCGGAGATGGAGCTGTACGGGTACATCAGTGAATATTCGTGGATGGACGACGACGTGACGCCCAAGATGTTCAAGAATGACCTGTACCTGCACGGAGGCGGCGGGCCGGTCAAGATCCGCATGAACAGTTACGGCGGGGATGTGATCGCGGCCAGCCTGATGAGCACGATCATCCGAGATTACCCGGGCAAGGTGACCGTGCAGATCGATGGGATCGCGGCCAGCGCGGCGACGGTGGTGGCGATGGCGGGGGACATCCTGCGGATGCAGGAGACCGCTTATTTCATGATCCATGACCCGATGGCGGTGTTCTTCCTGGCCTCGCTGAACATATCCGAGTTGAGCCGGATGGCGGACAGCCTGGCGGCGGTGAAGGAAGGAATCGTCAACGCCTACGAGAGGAAAACAGGTCTATCCAGGACACGCCTGGCCAAGATGATGACGGACGAGACGTGGATGGACGCCAGGAAGGCGGTTGATCTGGGGTTCGTGGATGAGATCATCGGGCCAAAGGGGGAAAATGGAAAAAGAGGAAAAGGAGAAGGGGGAAATGGGGAAGGGTTGGCGGGAATGGCCAACAAAGCAGCGGTGGTCAATGCGCTGCGGAATTACAGGAATTTACCGGAGCCGCTGCGAGCGCTGCTGCAGCCAGGGGCTACGGATATTCGGCAGACCGCTATGGTCCTGCCAGACGAGAATAATGAGGCGATGGAAATCAATCACGAGGCGATTGAGATACTCCGCGCCGAAGTTAAGTTTTTGAAGAAGGAGTAGAGAGTATGAACCTGAAAAGTTTTCTTGACGCGGCCAACGAGGCCGAGGCGCGGGTTCAGCAGATCGCCGCGCAAATTGATGGGCTGTTCAGCGAAGGCAAAACCGCAGAGGCGCTGGCTGCCAAACCGCAGCTCGACGCGGTCAAGGCAGACGCCAAGGCCAAGGGTGAGCTGTACGTCGCCATGTTGAGCGTTTCTACTGGTGGGAGTGACCCGGCGCAGCGGTTCATGCCCAACGGTGGGCTGCAGGTGGTGACCGATGAGGCGGACCAGCCGTTCAAGGATGACGCCGAGTTCTTCCGGGCGGTGAAGCTGGCCGGGCAATACCCTGGGCGCGGGGAAGACATCCGTCTGCGCTCGCGCAAGGTGCAGAACGCCACCGGTTTGAGTGAGTCGATCCCGGCGGATGGCGGGTATTTGCTCAGCCCGCAGACCTCGGGAACGATCATCGAGCGGATGTACGACACCAGCGGTATCCTGGGGCGGATCTCGAAGGACCCGGTCGAAGGCAACGCGATGGACTACAACGGGATCGACGAGACCACCCACGCCGACGGGACGATGTTCGGCGGGGTGACGGCCTACTGGGTGGCGGAAGGGGCGACCATCACCGCTTCGCAGCCAAAGTTCTACCAGCTCGGGCTGAAACTAAAGGACGTGGCGGCCCTGTGCTACGCGACCAACGACCAGTTGGCAGATACCCGCAACCTGGCAAGCTGGCTGAACCGGAATGTGCCGGTGGCGCTGCGCTTCAAGGCGGAGGATGCAATCGTCGAGGGCGACGGGATTGGGAAGCCGTTTGGAATCACCCTCAGCCCGGCGGTGGTCAAGGTGCTGCGGGCTGACGCCAACAAAGTGCAACTGGCGGACATCAACGCCATGTGGGCGCGGCGCTGGCTGGGGACCAACGATTATGTGTGGCTGATCAACCAGGACGTCCTGCCGCAGCTCGAGGGGATGACCGCAGCCACGGCGCCGGTGTATTTACCGCCGGGCGGAATGTCGGCAGCGCCGTTCGGGATGCTGAAGGGGAAACCGGTGCTGGAGGTGGAATACTGCCAGACGATGGGAACCTTCGGCGACATCCTGCTGGCAAGCCTGCCGCAGTACCAGGCCATCGACAAGGCAGCCGGGACGGATTCGGCGGTATCGATCCATGTGGCGTTCGTCAGCAACCAGAGCGCCTTCCGGTTCGTGTACCGGGTCGATGGGGCGCCGTTGTGGCATTCGGCGCTGACACCGCTGCATGGCAGCAACACCGTCAGCCCGTTCGTGGGCCTGGACAGCGCATCGGCCTAATGGATGACTGAAACCATGAGTAGGGAGGAGCAATCCTTCCCACTCGACCAGAGTTATGAGCTTGGAGGAGTGAGATGAACCCTTATGTTGGTTACGAGAATATTGTGCCGCTGCTGGCGCCGGTGGATGAATCTTCCAGCGACACCAAAACGGCTTACCTGGATCTGAAAGGCGTCAACCGGGCAGCGATCCTACTGATCTTCGGGAATATCCATTCGGGGACAGCGGCAGACACCGAGACGATCACCGTCGAGGCGGCCAGCGACCCGGCTGCGGCTGAGGCGGCGATTACGTTCAAGTACCGCAAGTCGGGCGCCGTTGGGGATAATACCTGGGGCGCGATCTCGGCCGCGACCACGGCGGGTTTCACCGTGGCGATCACCGATGACAACAAGTGCTTCTGGCTGGAGATCGATGTGGACGCCCTGGCGGCCAACGAGTACCGCTACGTGCGGGCGTCGATCTGCCCGACCACGGCTTCCCAGATGGCGAACTGCGTGGTCGGAGCGCTGGGGGTCATCGAACCGCGCTACAAGATGACCACGTTCGCCAGCGCGACAGCGAGCGCGAGCGCGTAAGGATGACGAAATTCATGGGCGATCTCGACTACTTGAGCCTGCCCATTGCTTCCACCCACCCTATCCCCACCCCTGGAAACGGGGGTGGGGTAGGGGGAAGGAAGCTGGCCATCGTGGGCAACCATTCGGCGACCAGGCACCTGGCGCCGTTCGACGACCTGGAATGGGAGATCTGGCTGTTCAACGAGGCGGCGCAGAAGACGGAAGTCTACACGCGTTGGGACGGGCTGCTGCAGATCCACGGCCCGGAGGTGTACACCAGCCCGTTCAACTGGGTGAACAAGGACCATTGGGAATGGCTGCAGCAGGACCACGGGATCTCGAGCGTGACAGGGGAACCGAAGCGGATCTGGATGCAGGAGATCGACCCGAGGGTGCCGAACAGCGTGAAGTACCCGTTAGAAGAGGTGCTGAAGCTGACGCCGCACAAGTATTTGAGGTCCAGCCCGGCGCTAGCGCTGGCGCTGGCGATCTACCTGGGATACGAGCACATCCGGCTGTACGGGAGCGAGCTGACCTCGAACACGGAGTACGCCTACCAGGCGCCGAACTACGCGTACTGGATCGGATTCGCCGAAGGAAGGGGGATCGACCTGGAGCTGTGCTGCTGGCAGAGCGAGTTCGATCAGCGCATTTACGGGTACGATGGGGAGTTCGACATCGACAGGGAGTTCTTCCGGGAACGGTTCAGCGAGACCGAACAGGCGTGGAAGACGAACGATACGATCCTGAAGAAGACGAAGGACCGGATCGACCAGGCGATGCTGCAGGCGAAGTTCGACGAGGTGGCGAAGCTGATCCTGGAGCTCGAGAGCGTGGCGCTGACCACGGGCGAGACGGCGGGATCGATGGCGGAGGCGGAGCGGTACAGCCAGCGAGAGAACCCGATCAGCCGGCAGGAGTTCGAGCGGCGAGGGGCGAACGCGCAGAACGAGTACAACCAGAAGCTGCAGGAGATGTACCACGTTGGGGGAAAGGTGGAGTACCTGTGGAACGTGTGGCGGCAGACGGGCAGGAACGAGGCGCTGAACCAGCTCAGGATGTTCCTGAAGGAGAAGGTGACGGCCAGCTACGACTGCGGAGCGATGCAGGGGACGTACCGCGAGAATATGATGTATATGCAGGAGTACGATGCGCGGCTGACGGCGGCGGGGTGGGTGAGGGCGCTGCGACAGTATGAGACGCAAGAAAAGGCAGAAGCATAAAAATGGGTAAATTGGTGGAGATCCGCAGATTGTCGACGAGAGAAAGCTGAAATAATATGTTGACCAGTGGACAGGTTTGGAGTGGAATGTGGGTGGCGCTCAATGCAAGCGGGGCTAAAACGACTCCGAGCGTTGGGCCAGCAGGGACTCTATATGTCGATGGCGTTGCCAATGCTGCGACTGTGACAATTACGGGGTCTAATCCCTATTATTGGTCAGTTACTCTGCCAACTCTGACGAGTTCCGGGGTGGTTAGTCTATATATTACGGCGACCGTTGGGGGAGTATCGACCGCAGAGGTGGTCGAGGAGGAAACAACCTACGCAGGAAGCGCCTCGACAAGCGGAACCAATATTCTGACAGCCGCAGAGGCCGCAACGGTGCTGAGATGCGATGTATCCGATCAGAATATGCTCGACCTTCTGCCACTGGTGGACCATTATATCGAGATGGCGACCGGGCGAGATTGGGCGGCGGACGCGGCGATCTACCCGGAGGCGAAGACGGCGGCCAGAATCTTACTGGTGCGCTGGCACGAAGACCCAGGGGCGATGGCGGCGGGCGAAGCGCTGGGACCAGGCTGGCTGGCGGCAATCGCACAGCTCGAAGCCAAGGCGCTTCTGCTGGAGAGCGACGGAGTTCCTTATGAGGCACTGGCGCTGGTGGGCAGCATGCCGGCAAGCGGAGCCGTGGCGGCAGTAACGATCCACCCGGTGCTGATTTTCAATCACGAGATGGCGGCGGCCGCCACCGGGTTCGTGACCATTGAGAAGAATGGGGCGGCGATTGCCTGCACGAACACGCTAGACGGGACAGGGAAGATCATGACGCTGACGCCAGGGGCGAGCCTGAGCGCGGCGAGCAGTTATACGATTGTGATCGATTACGCGCCGGACGTTTACGGCGGGACGATCTATAAAGAAGTTGGGTTTACGACAGCTTAAAGGGTATGAGCTTTGGATATTAATCAGAAGACGACGAACCCGGGAGAGCTGGACACGCAGGTAACGATCCAAACCAGGACGAACACCACCCAGACGGGCGGGTACAAAAAGCCGGCTTGGGCGAACCTGGCGACGGTGTGGGCGAAGTGGCGGAATGTGCACGGGGCAGAGGCC